CTGTTCATCAACTCTTCTTTGCGCGCCTCGTTGCCGAGAAAGGAAAGATCAAGCTGTTTAGAGAAGCTCTGAACACTGTCGAAGTCGCCCGGGCCAATTTGCAGGATAGCGCGATTAGTAATGCACGTAGAGAGTCCCGGCTGAGAACCAGGTCGACCGAAGACTCGTGGACGACTATTTGCTTGAGAATCGTCGCCAGCACGTGACGCAGCTCAGCCGCAGGCATCGCTTTCGAACGCTTGGAGAGTTCGTGGCTGGCTCTTACCAGCTGCTGAACACAAGCAGCGTCATCTTTCGGCATTCGCAGCTGATCGAAGATGTCCTTGTCGGACTCCAGGAAGGTTCGCAACCTCTCGGTGACCTTCTGCTCAATCTCGTGGGCTGGCAGCCGGGTCGGTCCTTTTGTTCGAACGCCCGGATGTTTGATCACAGACTGGCAAACGTAATAGTGATATCGTCTGCCGTTCTTGATGGTGTGGGATGGCGTAAAGCAATTCCCATGGGGATCACGAAGCAGGCCGATCAAAAGACTCTTGCTACTGCCCTTCAGGCCGTTTGCCCTAGCCTCCCCATTGATAGAGAGCTGAGACTGGACTTGATCCCATAGTTCTCGACGAATGATTGCCGCGTGCTGGCCCGGGTACCAGGTTTTGCGGTGCCGGATCTCACCGATGTAGAGCCGGTTACGCAGCAGATCGTACAACGCTCCTCGCGAAAATCGGTTCCCTCCATACTTAGCCCCTGCTCGGCTGATCCACAACTTGCTACGGACACCCTCCTGGTCGAGTCGCTCCTTGACCCGCGAGACACATCCCAGATCTAGGTACAGATGAAATATTCTCGATACAAGCTGGGCTTCTTTTGGATTGGGAACCAGTTTCCGTTCTTCCAGATCGTAACCGAGGGGGACCAGGCCGCCCATCCACATGCCTTTCTTCTTCGAGGAAGCGATCTTGTCCCGAATTCTCTCGCCGGTCACCTCTCGCTCGAACTGAGCAAAGGAGAGCAGAACATTCAATGTCAGACGTCCCATCGAGGTCGTCGTGTTGAACTGTTGGGTCACGGATACGAATGAGACATTCCTCGCGTCCAGCGTTTCGATGATCTTCGCGAAATCAGTCAGGCTGCGGGTGAGGCGATCGACCTTGTAGACGACAATCGTGTCGAGCTTCCCGCTGGTCACATCCCCAAGAAGTCGCGTGAGAGCAGGCCGCTCCAGGGTGCCGCCCGAAAATCCGCCATCGTCGTAATGGGCGGGATGAACTTTCCAACCTTCGTGTCTCTGGCTGGCAATATAGGCCTCACAGGCTTCGCGTTGGGCGTGAAGAGAGTTGAAAGACTGTTCCAAACCCTCTTCGGATGACTTCCGGGTATAGATGGCGCAACGGATGATTTTAGATTGCGAGGTCATTGGTTCACTCCGGCGGTCGTATTGTTTTTCGATTTCAGACCAAAGAACAGCGGCCCGGACCAGCGGGCACCGGTGATCTGGCGGGCGATCTCGGAAAGGCTCGTGAAGCGTTCGTCGTTGTATTCATAGCCTTGCTCCGTTGCCTCGACGACATGGACCTGCCCACGCCATTCGCGCACCAGCCGCGTACCAGGTTTGATAACCGGCGGGGTTCCAGCGCGAGAGGAATGGTTCTCGAATAGTTCACAGGGCTTGCGATACGGAGAGCCTTCCCTAGTCTTGGTTGTTCCCAAGCTCTGTTCTTGAACCCTGAAGGCCAAGATCGGTGTGATGAAGTTCCGTCGAAAAGGCGACGGAACTGGTTTCCCGAAGAGCTCTCGCCAAAGCTCGGAAAGGGCGCGCCTGTTGAGTTTGGGTAAGGAAGTCAGTCGGTCTTCGAGTAGGTTGGACAAGATACCTCCTATGGACACGGCAACATTGCCGCTCTTGCTAGCCCTTCGAGTCAAGTCGATTCAATAGTCCGACGGACGCCAAAAGCCAGCCTTGGCGGACGCCGAAACGGTAGGAACTCCGGTTCCCCGTATACCTTCGGAATATGGCGTGCGAAACGTCGATCCCTTAAAACGGTCTCCAGGCGGACATCATCCGCAAGCCACCGAGAAAAAAGGAAGCGATGAAAAAGCGTGCCAAGGACAAACTCAGCCGAGCAAACAATGGTCCGAGCGGAACTGCGAGAACGAGTCGGCAACCGGGGCTCTGCATTCAGAGTTCTCTAGTCGCAGATTTAAAGCCCAATCCGGAGAATGCCCGGCTGCACAGCAAACGCCAGATCAAGCAACTAGCCAAGAGCATTGCGACGTTCGGATTCGTGCAGCCCGTCTTGGTCGATGGAACAAACAGGGTCCTTGCCGGCCATGGGCGAATCGAGGCCGCGAAGCTTATGGGATTGCGAGAAGTTCCAACAATAAGCATCCGTCACTTGTCAGAGATTCAGCTTCGGGCACTCGTCATCGCGGACAACCGATTAGCCGAGCAAGCCACCTGGAATGAGAAGTTGCTGGGCGAGCAATTGAGAATGCTCTCCGAGGTCGAGTTGGATTTTGATCTCGAGGCGACGGGCTTCGAAGTTGCCGAGATTGACTTGCTGATCGAGGGACTCACTCCTGTCCATAAGGGTGAGTTCGATCCAGCTGACGCGTTGCCGGAAGCAACGAGATCTACGCAGGTCAGTCAGCCTGGAGACTTGTGGATACTAGGCCGTCACCGCGTGTATTGTGGCAATTCTTTGAATGCACACAGCTACTCGACGCTCATGTCGAGCCAGCGCGCAGCCATGGTCTTCTCTGATCCTCCGTACAACCTGGATATGAACGAGGTGATTGGACTGGGGGCCATCCAGCACCCGAACTTCAAAATGGCGGCAGGGGAGATGACGGAAGCTGAGTTCACGGACTTCTTGACCCGAGTTTTTGATCTTGCTGCAAAGTACAGCGTCGACGGTTCCCTTCACTACTGGTTCATGGATTGGCGACATGCACCCGAGTCGAGGTCCGCACCGCAATAATGTTCAGCTCGGACAGTTCGGCCGCTACCGAACCAATCTTTGGCGATACCCGGGTGTCAATTCTTTTTCGCGGACTACCGAAGAAGGAAATCTGCTCGCGTTGCACCCCACCGTAAAGCCGGTCGCCCTGATCGCGGACGCCCTGATGGATGCGTCATCTCGAGGAGACGTGGTCCTCGACCCGTTCCTTGGCAGCGGTTCCACGGTCATTGCTGCCGAGCGCGTAGGGCGAGTGTGCTATGGGATCGAACTCGATCCCAAGTATGTGGATGTGATCATTCGCCGCTGGCAAAAGTTTACTGGGCTGTCTCCGAAGCATGCATTCAGTGGTCGTAGTCTTACTGAAATTGAGGAAGGAACCCATGCCCAAAACGAATCCATTTCCCAATGAAGATCTAGAGCATACCGACGATGAGGCAAGCACACTCCCGGAGGTCTACGAAGACGTGGGCTATCGCAAGCCGCCGTCAGACACTCGCTTCAGGAAGGGAGTCTCTGGCAATCCGAAAGGCAGGCCGAAGGGCAGCCTCAATGTTGCAACCCTCCTAATGAAGACCTTGCGAGAGCGGGTCATCCTCAACGAGAACGGCCAAAGAAAGACTGTCACAAAGCTCGAAGCAGCTCTGAAGCAGCTGGTCAACAAGGCTGCTTCGGGAGATTCGCGAGCGCTGAAACAACTTGTCGAATTAGCACGTGATGCCGAGGCCAAACAGGACCTTGCGGGAAGACATACGCCACTAATGAATCAGCTCGATCAGCAGGTTATGGAAGATATTCTGCAACGTTTCAAGTTGGATGAAGACATTGTGGTTGAAGAAGCGATTCAGAAAGACGACTTTCTGGAAAATCCGAAATCGGAGGGACAAACGTGACCCTTAGCAGAGTTGAATACGAAATAATCGTGCGAAACGATCTGTACACCTTTATTCAGCGAGCCTTTCTCGAGCTGAATCCTAGAGTGCATTTCGTACCCAGTCCCCATATCGAGCTCATCGCGGCCAACCTGGAGGCTGCTCAGCGTAGCGAAAGGAGGCGCCTGATCATCAACCTCCCGCCCCGTTCTCTGAAATCTCATGCGGCTACAGTCGCATTTCCCGCATTCCTTTTGGGTCACAACCCCAGCGCTCAAATCATTTGCGCCAGCTATGGACAAGACCTTGCCAACAAACACTCGCTTGACTGTCGCTCCCTGATGGCCAGCCCGTGGTACAAGCACATCTTTTCAACCCGCCTGGCGCCCCACAAGCAATCGGTGCAAGAGTTTCTGACGACGGAGAACGGATTCCGCCTGGCTACTTCTGTTCAGGGAGTGCTCACTGGTCGAGGTGCGGACTTCATAATCATTGACGATCCGCTGAAGCCTGACGAGGCCGTGTCCGAAACCCAGCGCAATGCAGTGAACAACTGGTACGACCACACCCTTTACAGTCGCCTAAATGATAAGCAGAAGGGCTGCATCATCATTGTTATGCAGCGCTTGCATGAGGATGATCTGGTAGGTCATGTTCTTGAGCAAGAAGACTGGGACATCGTTCGACTGCCCGCCATCGCTGAAGAGGACGAGACCCACTTGATTCGATCGAAATTTGGGACACGAGTTTTCCGCCGGGCAGCGGGAGAAGCGTTAGACCCGAAACGTGAGCCCCTACCTGTCCTCGAAGCGATCCGGAGCACCATCGGGAGCTATCACTTTGCCGGTCAGTATCAGCAAGCACCCGCCCCGCTCGGCGGAGGGATGGTTAAGCTGGACTGGTTCAAGACGTATGCACCCGGTGATCAACCTGCAAAATTCGAGTTTGTGTTTCAGAGTTGGGATACCGCGAACAAAGACACGGAACTGGCCGACCCTAGCGTATGCACGACGTGGGGGCTTAAACGCAAGTGCTTATATCTTCTCGGGGTTTACAGTCGAAGACTCAACTATCCCGATCTGAAACGGGCGGTCAAAGAGCAAATGGCCCGCTTCCGGCCAAAGAACATTTTGATTGAAGATAAAGCCTCAGGAACGCAGCTAATCCAGGAACTTAGCCGCGATGGCATGTACGGCATCACGCGATACGAGCCCAAGTTGGACAAGGTGATGCGATTGCGCTCGGTGACGAGCACCATCGAAAACGGCTTCGTTTACTTGCCTACCGAAGCGGTCTGGCTCGACGCCTACCTTCAAGAGATGGCGGCGTTCCCCAAAGGCAAGCATGACGATCAAGTTGACTCCACTTCTCAGGCACTCGATTGGGTGAAGGATCAGTTTTTCTCATTGCCGCTGCATGTCTACATGTTGCGGCTGGCACTTAAGAACGGCACGCCTTTGACACGGGAAATGCGCGAAGCACTCGACGATCTTGATCCAGACCCGAACCCCGAATGTCCCGAGTGCCACAAACCATCGCCGGCACGATATGGGCGGAGGTTTCACTGCAATCAATGTGGGCATGAGTGGGAAGGACGAGATCTCTTAAAGGAGATCTGTCAAGAAGGAGACCGCTGGACTACGGAGAACGGAAACGTCCTAGAGTGGCATGAAGAACTTGGAGTTTGGATCGATATCGTGACTGGAGAACAGTACGCTCCGGGCCAAGACTGACTTCGATGGGCACGCACATGCACAAACCTTTCGGGACGGTTGGCAAGCGAATAAGGAGGACGCTCTGCCGATGATGCTGAGCCTCTATGCCACGCTTGGGGTAATCACATTCGCCGCTTGGTCTAGCTTTGCCCATGCCGCTGTGATGGCAGTCATGGCTGTCCACCTTAAGAACGAACGCGCAGATCTGTTGGGCGCCGGAACTGTGTTTACCGTCATCGGTACGATTCTGATCCTGCTGGCGCCCGGCAAGCCGTCGGCGAGGCTTGCACTCACGGCCAACGCCCAGGTTCGTGCCCGCGCGAGTTCCGGATTGTAACTGGTTAAAACTCTCGTGTGCAATCGGCCGTTAGCGGTCAATTCTGATTCTGTAATTTATACCGTCGAAGCCATGACAGAAATTCTGTCTACGAATTCCGTTTCGCTGGAATATCGCGAAGCAATTTCCGGATAAAGTTTTCCGGTCAAATCCACTTTCACGTGCGCACCCGGTTGATCCCGATCCTTTTGATGTCGTTTTTTTGCGTCCTCGCTCGCCACAACCTTCACGACCAGTCCGTCTTGCTTCTTCCAGTTCGCTGATCATGGCTTCGAAGTTATGAGCGCTTCCCGAACAGCACCTTCCCCAAGGAACTGCACGCCGCCAGAGTAGGTCGGGCCGAGAGACGCAGTAAACGGCACTGCTGTGGAAAGCAAGAGGCACGATCAGGTAGCAGCCAGGCGCAACCGCTGAACTGTCGGGGAGGGAGATTGTTGCCGCCGAGACACTCATTGACGCGAGTCGTGGACGGCCTCTTAGCGTCAACAAACGGAGCCGCCAACTAGCCTGTGGTTTAAGACTCCAGTGGAGTATTCTCTAAGCAGATCCAATTGAGACTGATTTGGGGGTGATGAGCTTGGCAGAAGTTCGGTTACAAGAAGGCGAGTCACTGGAGAATGCTCTGCGTCGTTTCAAGCGCAAGGTTCAGATGGAAGACATCATCAAGGAAGTGAGGCGACACTCCTACTACCTGAAGCCGGGCGCAAAGAAACGCGTGAAGCAAGCTTTGGCGCGAAAGCGTGCTCGAAAAAAGAATCGCAGAGAGGCCGACTAGGTTGCCACAGATGAGTGGCCCTACCAGGCAGCGATCTTTCGATTCCGATTACCTTCTGGTGAGCGTTTAGTCAGCACGGCAACCCGTACGTCACTTCGATTTCCGATTCTGAACAGCGTAATACTTATCACGATCCGCGTACCCGCTATCGCAACTGCGCTCTGACACCATGTAAGGCAATGCCTGCGCCTTGTCGAATCGTCTTTCCGCCCTGCAGGCGCACTTTAAGCGATACGGATGATGATCTGAACCAGGATCGAACTGAATACGTTGCGCGTTGTCGGGATGCACCAACAGGTAGATACGCTCGCATTTCTCGCACATGATGCCGACGCGGACGGGCATGGATTGAGCATACATCAGGCACAAGCGGCGATTTTCTCCTGCCAAAGAGCAATCGATCTTCGGATATAATCCCGACGGAGATTGCACCAATGACAGACCCAGCCTCTGCCATCAAGCGTCAGGTTGATGACCTGATTCAACTGCAAACCATGGCGCTCAATCAATCGTCCTCACTCTCTGCCGCGGAACTAGCTGAATACCACGATCGACACTCCAGGATCAGCAGACTGGTCAGGGAATTGGATCGAAGCAAACCTCTGCCAGATTATCCCGTTCACAAAAGCAAGCATCGGCTTCTCCATCCCTCGCTTTGAGCAGACGTACGCAAGCTCCCCTCCACCATGGCAGTCAAGGCTATGGGCTAGGAGTAGTCACCTGTTATTTAGCTACGTTTGGTGCGCAGAGAAACCAGGTCGTGAAGTACCGAGGGCGCGTCTTGCTTTAGCGTAATCTCCGGTCGGGGGCGGTTCAAGGGATGCCAGGACATCGATTCTTTGGAGGCTATGTCGTCACCAGAGGGGATTTCGGGGGAGGGCTGGATGACCGAGGCTACCCAGAGTGTCACAGCACCGACCTGCACTGTTGTGAGATCTATTCCGACGGCCTGGCGCGACGACATTGACGGGCGGCGTTCAGGGCGGGCGAAACTGGGTGATAACCTCGGCGGCGATGTTGACAATCTGACTCCACTAAGACGTTTCAACGGTCCGCGACGCGCCGGGTACACCATCCAGGGAGTACCAGAAT